GGACTGGCTTCACCAATAATGTTTTTAACAGCATCTACCAAAGATTGGCTTACATTATTTTTTGTAAACATTTTTTTCTCCGTTGTTTTTCTTCTTTTTAATTGTTATTGTTTGAGTTTGGTTATCCGATGGAGTAACCATAGGCTCTTTATTTGAAGCACCACCAAGTGTGCCACCAACACCCATGTCGTTGGCACCAGGATCATCTATTGCTTCTAATACTTTTCTAAATTTATTAAATTGCTTTTGTTCTCTATATGTTACATCGCCAAGACCGGACATGGGATATACTGTTCCCTGCTGGCGTGTATCGTATTCTGGACCTATTCCGGTCACATTTCTAATTCTTTGGCTTACCGACTGTATGTCGGTAAACCGTTTTTTGCTTACTTTTTCTTTGTCCTTGGAGAAATTGGTTTCTTTGGGGACTGGCGAGATTTTGAGGACTGGCTTTTGGGCTTCTGTGTAGGTGCGGAAGTTGTAGCTGCCGCCTCGTTTGTTTGCGTTCCACTTGAGTGGTTTTAATTTTATAAAATCGATTAGTGCTTTTAACATTTTTTTCTTCCTTAAATAATGAAATATTTCTATTTTTCCAATCACTAGCGATATCACTTATATTGCCAGTATCCAAGAATTGTTTAGTAAATTGATATACTTCCGTAATGTCCTCTTCCTTGGTATCTATATCACCGGTATTATCGAAACCGATAAAATCCACAAATGATTCTCTGAAATATTTAGTATTTTCTTGACATTTCATCCATTTATCATACCGTACAGACTCCACCATCATTCTAGACAATGCTGAGTTTCTCTCCTTACTAACTTCATTTGTGGTATTGACAAAAATCATCATTGTGTCATACCCCAATTCTTCCAATTCTTCTTTTATATATGACAATTTTTCAAAATCATCAGCTGGTCCGTTAATAATTAATGGACCCCTTCTACGAATAGATTCTCTACGGAAATCACTTGTTTTTTCTGATAGTTTTTGTTTATCACTCAAGTAATCTCTGGCTTGAACAAAATTCAATTCTACAATTTTGGACTCTGCAATGGCTTCACGGATTACAATATCTTTACCAGAACCTGGACCACCAGTCACAAAAATGGCTTTAAATTGGCCATGATTATGTGCTTATCTGACACATGATCAGGAACACCTTTTCTAAATTCTCCAAAGTTTTTATTTTTGGCGTGCTCTCTCATTTTGGTGCCTGACATTCCGGTGGAACCTTCAGCGTCCGGATCACGGTGGCCAGCAGAATGAACAGTAATTTTTTTAAAATCGTAATGGCCGTGTTTACCTTTTACACCATTATATTTGTGTAGTGAATCTTTGAACTCTTTAACACGGTCAGAACCAACAACCACATGAAGGTGGGTTATACCTTGTTTGTGTAATTCGGCAGCATGATGAAAGATAGATGGATGTTCTTTTGAGGACGATTTTAAATTAGTACCTGGTGCATATCTTTTTAAATGTTTAACTTTAGATTCACCAGACAATGGATTTTTTTTAGAATCTTGTGAATGAGATACCACAACAGTATGACCTGCATTGTTTTTATCTGCAACTTCTTTGACCTTATGAATAAGTTTAAGGTGTCCTGTTGTAGGAGGATTCATCCGACCAAAAGTCATCACATGATGTTTCTGTGACGATTCATCTTCTTGAACTAATTCTAAAAATGATTTCATTTTGTCTTTTTAATGTGAAGCGGCCGGAGTAACGGTATAATTTGATGTATCGGATTTTAAAGCATTGCTATTTGTTTTTGGTCTATAGTGAGCTAGTGCTGTATGTGAACCATTTTTTTCAACTTTATGTAGTGTTACTGTAGCACCGTTTCTAGATACAGCATATTTTGATTTTTTATTATTAAAAACTTTATTTAATGGATGTTCACTTCCGGGTGTAACAGTAGATTTAATTTTATGTTCTTCGTGACCCATCACATGAACTTTAGACCAAGGCATTTTGGTATTTGGTGTTAAATGTTTTTTTAACATTTGGCCAACCATTCTATGTCCTTCATCTCCAGTATGGTGTAATAAATGATGTATATGATTATGTAATTCTTCAGCAGTATCTTTATGTACTGGTTGAGCTAATTTGCTTGCCTTTTGTTCAACGGAAGAATGCTTTGTGACATTTTCTTTTTTTCTAACGGCATCAATATGTCTACCCCTCTCAGCTGCAGATTTATCACCGTGACCCATTTCACTATGAACTTTTTTTAATCCTTCTCTTGCAATTTTTTCAGTTTCTAATTTTCTTGTTGGGTGGTCTAACATATGATCCAAATGTATTGCTGGATTTTTAGTTGTTATATTTTTAGATTTTTTGGACGATTTTAATGAAAATCCATCATAATTATGTTCATGTCCGGCACCAAATTCTTCCTTTAAATGGCCAGGAACATATGTTTTTACTGTGATGTCGGATGGATTTTCTTGAGTATCGTTATGTTTTCCTTGTGTGAATTTTCCAATATCTCCTTCTTTAGATGTGTGTCCAACTGCAGCAATTTTAACGTGAGGACCATGTTTTTGTTTTAATGTTTCTATAATTGAACCGGCTGCTGCTTTACCGTGGGCTTGTCTTAACCTAAATTCTTTTTCGTGTGTTTTATTTGTTACATATTTCTTTTTAATGTCAGCTAGAGCTTTTACATGTGAAGTTAAATCTTTTTTATGTTCTGGAGTTCCATAAGTTCCATGTTGTGTATGCATATGATGAATTAAATGTATTGCTGTGGAATGTTCTGTTGTTTTTCCTGAAGGATCATTTCCAAGACCTTCTTCTTTTTTTTCTTCTCTTAGATGTCCTTCGTGATTTTCGTGACCTGCTTTTTCTAATTCATCTTTGGTGGGAGTATCAGCATTATGTTCCCAATGAACTAATTTTGTTATATTATTTAAATTTTTGTTATAAAAAACAGCATGAGAACCGTTAGTATTATTAAAAACATGAACATCAACTTTATGTCCATCTTTTGTTGTATATGTATGGTGTGGTTTTAAATTTGAAAAATCGTGGTCATCACCAAAATTTTCTTTAATTAGTCCGGCACGGTCAAGATATATTCTTAATTGTAAACTTGTCATTTTCTTACCTTTAACAAATTTTGTTTAGCAAATTCTGCACGGTTAACCAATTTGGTTGGTTCATTTTCGTGGTGAACCACAAAGCCTTCAGGTTTAGATTTTTTGCCATCAATTGTGTATATGTTCTTTAAAACCTTTAACACTCGGAACTTCATCATGTTTTACTGTTTTGTTTATGTATGTTGATAGGTGGCCAGCTTCTCCACTATGTTTTGGATGAACGGCATCATACATCTTGTGACCATGTGTGTCGTGTATTTCTTTGGCTGCAGCCATATGTTTTTGAAAATGTTTTTCATTTTCGGCTGAATGTTTTACTTTGCTTGTATCATGTTCTGCGCCATGAATATGTACATCTGGATGTTCTTTGAATTTGCCCATATCAATATGTGGAGAAGCGTGTTTCATATCATCACTATATTGATGGTGAACAACAACACCAACTTTGGACTTTTTAATCTTTTCTGCTTCTTTACCTTTGGCAGTATATGTGATTGTATTGGGAGTAAACGAAACATCACCTTTTGCTTCTACAATGTAACTTTCGTGTAAGGTCTTTGTGTCGGCATGATGCATTAAATCACCTTGATATACGCCATGTTTTGGTGTAACTTTTGGTAAATGTTTTAATGCGTGTTTGAGTGTTTTTGCTAATCCTGGTGCATGACCATGATTTTTATCGATATCTTTTTCTGTGTGATTAATCTTTGGATTTTTATTGAAGGCCGATTTTGTTGCAACAAAAAACTTACCATTCTTAGGATGGTGACCAAAAACAATTGATGGAGAACCGTCATATTTCATCGTGAGATTGGTGTTTTTATTTTTGCTGATTATATGTTGATGAGCAGCCATCAAAGCGCCATGTGCATGTTCAAAACCAGCATGGCCGTGCATTAATGGTCTATCTTCAGCATGATGAATATGTTTGAGTTCGGAACTTTGTTCCGATTCTTCAGTTAAGAATGACTTAAATGATAACATTGAATTTCCTTTGGATTTGCAACACACTATGGTTGCCGATTTGCTTATTTATACAACATTTAAATCTTGATGGCTAAACTATAAGGATATTCGATTCGATATATACGCCGCCGGATTGTTGGATTTAAAACAATTTTTGTGTCCAAGTTTTGGGAGTTTTCTCGGAAATAATTTCCAGTGGTAGGTGATACTCAAAAGGTCTTGTTCCTCTTGAGTTTATATAATCAATCTGTTTTTGTAGAGATTGTTCCAATGAAATTTTTGTTTTATAACCAAAGAAATATCTGATTTTATCGGCTGAACAGTTGGCGTGTTTTACCTCTTGTGGTCGACCTGGCATGAATACTGGATTTAGTTCGAAATTCAACAGCTTGGCAACAACTTGAGCCAGTTCCAAAATGGTTACCGGATTCTCATCAGGTCCAATATTGAATATTTCTCCAACCGCTTTAGGATTCTCAGCAAATTCCACAAGGCAGTCAACGTCATCTGATATATCAGAGAAACATCTGGTTTGTGAACCATCAGCATAGATAATAGGTTGGCGGCCTTGCAACATCAAATTAATCATAATACTTGCCACATTTCTAAAGGGATCATCATACTTCTGACGAGGGCCAATGATATTGTGTGGAATAGCAATAACTAGTTCAATACCGTGTATCTCGGCAAGATTTTGTAGTAGTAATTCTGTACCATACTTTGCAATACCATATGGGTCTTGTGGTTTACAAGTCATATCTTCGGTGAAAGGAACTCTATCTTGTGTTCCATATCTGGCCATTGAAGAACAATGAACAAATTTAGGAACTCCGGCTTGAATGGCCGCAGTTATAGCATTCACAGCAATTTGCGTTGTGTTCTGAACAATTAATGATGGAGAAAAAACCGAGAGGCCTTCATATGCTGTGCACGCTGTATGATATACAACATCACATCCGGCCATCATATTTTTTAATTTAGTAAAATCTATCAAATCTTCTTGATAGAATTCCACTTCATCGGGAACATTATCTCGATATCCACCTAATAGATTATCGATACCCGCAACTTGATATCCTTTAGATAAAAAGGCATCAGCCAAATGTGATCCTAAAAAACCGGCCACGCCAGTAATAAAAACTTTTTTTATTGCCATTTTGTTCCCTCAAAATCTAACCAATATGTTGTCATTTTACCTTTGCCTTCTAGTAGATAAAATGGTAAAGTGTGAATTAATCCTCGACTGGATCCATAGTATAACAGGTCTTTAGGTCCTTTGTCAAGAGCCCAAGCGAAATGGCTTGAACCTGTATCG